ATGGCCGTGTTCTTGTCAAAACTCATCCGCATTTCTGACAACGCCACTGCCGCTGATGCGGTTTTCTTCTGGGTCGCGATAGCAATTATCCTTGCCGTGATGTTCTCGGCACAGGTGGCATTCATTGCAGCTTTCATAGTGAGGGCAGCATGACCAAGCATGTTGTTATTGGCTTGCCGGAAGTCGTCAAACCTGTTTTCCGGTATATCAAGCTCTCTGACATCGATATTCCTGAAGATCGCGCTCGTGAATTGGATATGGATTGGGCGCAGGCGCTCGCTTCCATGATCGCCGCACAGGGGCTGATCAATCCAATCACTGTGCGCATGGTTGATGGCCGTCCTCGTCTGGTTACGGGTTTGCACCGTTATACTGGGGTTGGCCTGCTTGAATGGGAAACCATTCCAGCGCGGATTTCTAACGCCGCCACCGACGATGAAGCGCGTCTTGAAGAGGTGATGGAAAATCTCGGTCGCAATGAACTCAAGGTGCTGGACCGCTGCCATCATCTATATGAACTGAAACAGGTATATGAGCGGCTTTATCCTGAAGCGAAGCGTGGTGGCGACCGTGGCAATCAGCACACAGGTGGCAAACGGCAAAAATTGCCACTTGCCAAACCAGATGGGCAACAGTCCGAGATATTCGGCTTTACTGTTGCCACCGCCGAAAAGACCGGCCTTTCTGAGCGTGCCATTCGCCTTGCTGTAAAAATCTGGAAAGACCTCGCGGCTGTTTCGCGTCAACGTTGTGCCGGAACGTGGATCGCCGATCATCAGGCCGGATTGAAGCTGCTTTCCGAACAGTCGCATACCGAGCAAGCAAAAATTCTCGACCTTCTTTTCAGTAGCCCGCCAAAGGCGACCAGTGTGCAGGATGCAATGTCCATTCTTGCCAATGGTAGCACGAAGACGGCCACAGAAAAGAAAGTCGAAACGGTCAAGAATACGCTCAAGGCCCTTCCTGAAGCTGTGGTCGCGTCAGTTGTTGATGAGCGCCTCGCGGAAATGCGCCAGAGCATAGACGTGTTGAGCAGGTTCTTCGCCAAGCTCGAAGACGCCGAACTGGACAAGGTTGTCGAGCAGCATGAAGAGCGCATTGTAGCGTCCCTCAAGCGCCGGGGCGTCATTTGACCATGTCCCGCCGCCGCGATCCCCTCACCAAAGACCTGTTTAGCTGGGAGCCGCCGAAAGTGGCTGTCGGTTACAGCGATGACGTGATCGGTCGCGGCAAGCTCGACAACAAGATTGCGCGGCTGATTTCTCATGCCCTGCGCGATGCCCGTGAAGATCAGGGGCTTGGGCGGGAAGCCATTGCGAAAAAGATGACGGACTATCTCGGTCGCGAGGTCAGTTCGGCCACGCTCTACAAATGGACATCGGAAAGCTCAGACAGTCACCGCATTCCGCTGGATGCCTTCATTGCCCTTGTAGCAGCGACAGATGCGAAAGACCTGCTCGGCTTCGTGCCGGGTGAGTTCGGGTTAACCGTCATCGAAAATGAATATGCCGATCTGATCGAAGAACGGCTTCTCGAAGATCATCGTGATGAGGTGGACGCCCGCATCCGGGCGCTTGCAGCACGTAGGAAAGCAAGACGATGAAAGAGTGGTTCACAGCCGGAGAACTGGCAAAAATTGCCGATGAACGCGGAATTAAAAGCTTCCCGCGCTCGGAACGCAGTGTTCAGCGCCATGCGAAAGAACATGGCTGGAATGATTTTCCTGATCTTTGCCGGATACGCGCTGCCGTCGGCGGCGGTCGAGAATATCATAGCTCGATTTTGCCGGATGTTATGCAGGACATTATTGCCGGTCTTGAAATCAAGTCGGTTCTGATTGCCGCGCAGGAGCGACGCAGCGAGGTCGAACAGCGAAAAGTTGCGCTTCTGCCTGTCACTTCTTTGCGCTTCCGCCAGCGTCAGGCCATGGAAGCACGTGGCGAAATCCTTACGGCCATCGACCGTTACAACATCATGGTGGGCGGATGGGGCCGTCGCAAAGCCATTCTGGATTTTGTGCAGGCGCAGGAAGAGCATGCCGAACGCAATGCAGCGTTAGAAAAAGTCGAGACAGGCGAAGCCCTGACGGGCCGCGAGCGCACATTGCTCGAGCGCGTTTCCCTGCTTTCTGATCCGAACGGGTTTGGACTTCTGGAAGATACCCTGCGGCTTGCCAATGATCGTGCCGGTGGTGATTTCCGTGTATCCATGCGGACAGTTCAGCGCTGGTTCAGTCAGCGCGAAGACAGCGGCATTGTTGCCTTGGCTCCGGCCTTGACCAAAGCGGATGAGGCAATTTCCGAAGAATTCAAGGCATTTCTGACGTTTTATGCCAAGCCGGGAAAGCCTGCCGCCAGTGAAGCGTTGAAGGATTATCGCAAGGTCAATCCATCCACCACGCTGACTATAGAAAAGGTCCGTTACACGCTTCGCACCAAGCTCAACGACATTGAAAAGAATGTCGGGCGTGAAGGTCTTCTGACACTGCGCTCCCGCATGGCCTATATTCAGCGTTCGACCGAAAACCTGTTTCCGACCACCATATACACGGCGGACGGCAAGACGTTCGACGCCGAGGTGGCGCATCCGGTGACGGGAAAGGCGTTCAAGCCGGAAATCACGTCCATTCTGGACGTGGCGACCCGCAAATGTGTCGGCTTTTCCATTGCGCTGAAGGAAAACGTCATTTCGGTGACGGAAGCCCTCCGCAAATCCTGTGTCGGCCATGGCATTCCGGCGATTTTCTATACCGACCGTGGGCCGGGCTATAAGAACAAGACGTTCGACGCCGATGTGAACGGTCTGATGGGACGTCTTTCCATCACGAAAATGCACGCCTTGCCGTATAACTCGCAGGCCAAGGGCATCATTGAGCGTTTCAACGGAACGGTCTGGAACCCGCTCGCCCAGAAGCTGCCGACCTATCTCGGTGCGCCGATGGATAAGGAAGCGGCCAAGCTGGCGCACCGGGCCACCCGGCAGGAACTGAAGCTGTTCGGCGCATCGCGCCTGTTGCCTTCATGGGAAGACTTCCGCGCCATGTGCGTGGAAGCGATAGCCGATTACAATTCCGCTCCGCATCGCGGCCTGCCGCGCTTCATGGACGAGGCGACCGGAAAATATCGCCATTTTTCGCCCGACGAGTTTTGGGCACAGCATGTTGCCGATGGTTTCGAGCCGGTGAGCGTCGATGCCGAGGAGGTCAACGATCTTTTCCGGCCATACGAAATCCGTGTCGTCCGGCGCAGCCTCGTGGAATGGAACAACAATCAGTATTTCCACCCGGCGCTGGAGGCGTACAACGGCGAAAAAGTCATGGTCGGGTACGACTTCGACGAGGCCCGCTATGTCTGGGTTCGCGAGATCGACCGTGAGGAAGGTCAACCCGGCGCGCTGATCTGCGTTGCCGACTTTACCGGCAACAAACAGGACTATGTGCCGAAGACATTCCAGCAGGCTGCGGAAGAAAAGCGCCGCCAGGGTCGTATCAAGCGCGCCGGGGCCAAGCTGCGCGATGCGGAACAGGAATTCATAACGCCGTTCCTGCTCGATCAGCCGGCCAATGATGCGATGCCTATCATTGACGTAACGCCGGAATTGGTTCCGGCCTCCAACGTCGAGCTTCTGGCCGATTATCAGAAACCAGCCTTCCAGCAACCAGCCCCTAAGCGCCGTACCTTCGCATCCGATGAAGAGCTTGCCGCCTGGGCGATCCAGAACCCCGAAAGTTTAACGAGTAATCAGGTTCGCGTCTTGCGCGGGTGCTTACAGCAGCCGTCCGCAATTGAACTCTTCCGATTGTCAGGCATCGACGTGGACACGCTTCGAAACATCATCCGTGCCGCTGCCTGACAACCTCAACACACGAAGGAAAATACGCATGAAAAACCAGTTTGTCGAGACAGCCAACGTAAAACGCTTTTTGGGCGCCTTGTCCGCACTTGAACAGCGCGGCGCGCAGGAAGCTTGTCTCGTCGTGATTGATGGTCAGCCCGGACTTGGCAAGACCACGACATTGAAGCATTGGGTGGCGCAGAATGGGTGTGTTTATCTGCGCGCTAAAAAGGAATGGTCGCCAAGCTGGTTCATGAATGAACTGCTGGAAAACCTTCGGGTGACGCCACCGCATTCCTTCGCGAAAAAATATGCCAAGGCGTTAGAGGAACTGGCGATGCGCCAGAATTCGGCCATGCTGGACCGCCGCACGTTCGGACTGGTCATTGACGAGGCCGATCATATTTCCTCGAAATCCAGCATCCTCGAAACAATCCGCGATATTTCGGACATGATCGAGCTTCCGACCGTTCTCGTCGGCATGGGAAAGGTTGCCGACCATCTGGCGCGGTTTCCGCAGGTGGCTTCCCGTGTGTCGCAGCGGGTCAGCTTCCAGCCAGCATCCAAGGACGATGTAAAAGCGCTGATAGCAGCGCGGTGTGAGGTCAAGGTTGCCGATGACCTCATTGAGTTTGTTTTGAAAGTCAGTCAAGGCCTGAACCGTGAGGTTCTGGAGGCCATCGCCAATATCGAACGGTTCGGCATGCGTTTCGACGCGGGCGACGAAGGTGTGACGTTGGCTGACATGGCCGGTCAGGTCATCATGAACAACCGCCATTCCAACAAGCCAGTGATTATCCCGGAGGTGTTCTGATGAAGGAGCGCGCTTCCGGGGAAATCCCGACCATGATCTTGCATCACTTGGGTGATGGAACGTGCCAGACTATTGACCAGCTTGACGCCGCCTTGCCGTTGAACCGCCGTCAGATTTCGGACGGCGCGGCCATGCTTATCAAGCGCGACTATCTGGATCGCATTGAGGCCGGTTGCTATTGCCTGACCCCATCCGGCCTTGAAGCTGCGCGGCGCGGCGAACGCATCACGAGCGGCCCTTTGCGTCCGCATACTGGCAAATGCCGTCGCCCACACCGCAACACATTCCGGCAGCGCGCATGGAATGCCATGCGCATGAGCGGCACCTTTACGATTGGCGACCTCGCCATCGTTGCCGCGAAGGATGACAAAGACCCGGAAAGCAATCTGGTCAACTATCTCGGTGCGCTTCGCCGCGTTGGCTATGTGACTGAACTTCCGGTCCGCCAGAGCGGAACCCATCTCACCAGCAATGGTTTCAAGCGTTTCCGTCTGCTCAAGGACACGGGACCAGTTGCGCCGGTCTGGCGGGCAAAGAAACGGGCGATCTGGGATTACAATCTGGATGGATTGGTTGGCGAGGTGTCATGCGACAGATGAACCTCATGCCGTTGACCGATCCGAAGTGGGTTGATGTTTTGCGCGCAGAAGCTGGAAAGCCGAAGCGCACAAAAAAGGCGATTGCCGACGAACTTGGTGTTTCCCGCACGGCGATATCCCTGATCTGTGACGGAAAATATTCGGCCCGTATGGACAAGGTGTCGGCGAAGCTCGCGCCGAAGGTCATGGCGCTTTACGCCTGCAAGGTCTGGTGTCCGCATCTCCGTAGCGACCTGACATCAGAGGACTGTCGTCATCATGCGACCGCGCCAATGCCGACAAGTGATCCAGATCGGCTGCGCCATTGGGCAGCATGCCGAAATTGCCAGCAAAATCCAATCAATGCCGAGGTGAAAGATGCTGTCTGACACAGTGGTGCAGTGGCGCACGGTCTTGATGCCCCTTGTTGAGCAAACGCAAGCTCCTGAATTGTTTTTAACGCTTCGCCTCATCGAGCTTGAGGTGCGGCACATGGAAATGACGATTGAGTATCTGACCGGGCGGCCACATGCGCCGCTGAACGACCAGCTGCTTTCCTTTCCCGCGATAAACGAGAACCAAGAGGAGACCATCAATGCTCTCTGACAGCATCCGTGAAATGCGCCGCGAATTCCAGAATGTCCTGCTTGAACACAACGGCGGCGACATCGTGATTTCCGGCGAGAACCTTCAGAGCTTCGCGCTCGCCCTCGTCATGTTCGAAGACGAGGCTATGAACATGGAAGAGAGGCTCGGCGTCAGGCCGGTTTTGTCCAGCGCTTCCGGCAGCGTCGTCATCCCGCTTCGCCCATCCAACCACACCCGCCCGCAGCTCACCGTCATCCACGGCGATGGCGGCGACGTGGCTTAATTTTTCATCAAAAGGATATATCAAATGGCAAAGGCCCTTAGAACAAAAGCAAAAGCTCTCCCGCGTGTTCCGCAGAACCGAGAGGATGCCGTCTGGACGATCGGGCGCATCGGAACGTTGCAGCGCGAAATTGCGGCGCACAAGGCAATTGCAGACGAGGCGATCCGAACCGCTGGCGAGAAATTTGACAATGATGTCGCTGAACTAGCTGACGAGCTGGCACAACACGAAGAAGGCATTCGGGTTTATTGCGAAGCAAACCGCATGAAACTCACCGATGACGGTAAGGTTAAATACCACAATTTCGGCACTGGTACCGTGAAGTGGCGGTTGCGTCCTCCGAGCGTGAAGCTCAAAGGCGTTGAACTGATTATCGAACAGTGCCGCAAACTCGGTTTTCTGACCTTTCTCAATGAAGAAACGAAGATCAACAAGGATGCCATGTTGGCCGATCCAGACAAAGCGAGGCTGGTTGCTGGTGTCTCGATCTCGTCTGAAGGTGAGGATTTCGTCGTGGAGCCTGCTGAACTGGAAACCGCTCAGCCGGTTAAGGCGTGAGGTGCAGCCATGGCAACCGAATATTTGAATGTAGTTCTCACCCTGTTGGTCGTTGTCCTTGTCGTTCAGATCGTGAGGGCGCGTTCATGATCTCGGAAAGCATCCGCAGACGCATCAATGCCTTGCGTGAGCGTACCACGGCGCGGGGTTTTACTGAGGCAGAGGCTATGGAAGCCGCTGCCAAGGTAGCCGAGCTGATGCGCGAACATGGCCTGCACGACAGCGATCTGGAAATGACACAGGAGGCCGCCGCATTGAATGGGGCAGTTCGATCTGCCCGCGCTTCGCTGTGGCCGGTTATCGCCCGCTGCACAAATACGGCGGGGCTGATGTCCAGTTCGCTGGATGGCCGTGTCATGATCTATGTCGGCAAGGAACCGGGACCGGAGATCGCAACCTATCTTCACGATGTTTGTGATACTGCGATCAACAATGAGGTGAAGCGGTTCAAGAAGGGCGATTTCTATCGCCGTCGCCGCTCGACGGCCACACGCAAGCAGGCGGTTGTGGATTTTACGACAGGTCTGGTTGCCAGCTTGAGCGGACAACTTTTCCAGATGTTCAAGCCGAGCATTTCGGCAATCGAATGCCGGAAGGCGCAGGAGGAGCGCGACCGCCGCTATCCTGATAGCCGCAGCGTTAAAACGGCATCGCACAAAACCCGTTTCGACCATGCCCGTTATGCAGGCGTAGCGGCGGGCGAGAATGTCAATATTTCACATGGGGTTCGAGGCCGGGAGCCGCAGCAATTGATTGGCGGTGCGAAATGAACACATACGCCGTTATCAACATTGCCCGCATTCAGTTGGGCATGGATGAAGATACAATCCGTGCGCTCTATATACGCATTACCGGCGTTAGCTCGCTACGCGCCATGTCGGAGCGCCAGCGCCTTGCCGTGGTCGATGAATTGAAGCGCCTGGGCTTTAAAATGAAGAAAAGCGGCAAATCGCTGCCGCTTTCTACAAAACCATATGTCCGGCTGGTTCATGCGCTCTGGCGTTCATGTCATCGCAAGGGCGTCATCCATGACGGTTCGCGCTCTGCTTTGCGCACATTCGTTAGGGATCGTTCCACTGTCGATGATCCTGACTTTCTAACGTTCGAAGAGGCCAATCCCATCATTGAAGCGCTTAAGGCGATGGAGGCGCGGGGATAATGTCAGCGGCAAGCCGTTTCGCCCATGGATGGTTGACCACGGACATATCCAGCCGGGTCAAAAATCCAGACAGTCTTCAATTCGCCCTCCGGTGCACCGGGAGTTGTTGTCAAGAGGAGACAGATGGTTTCCGCAAGTCCGTCTCGTCTGGAACCGTCTGGTTGCACCGAAACCCAAAGCATATTGTTTTGCGGCGAGCGCCATTTTGCATCTATGATGCCCTTTTCCCTTTTAACGGTTGTCAGCGCCGATTTCTGCCAATCTGCAAGTTCGGCCTCCGCGAATGCCAGCGTCGGCGTCAGAGCGAGCAATCCAGCTATGAGTGCAGTTTTCATGAGTATCGCATCCCCGTTTCCATGCCTGTTCAAATAGCAGTTGCAAGCCATTTTGAGCAATCATTTTTAGTGGGTGCGGCATGAGTGATCGTCGCGCATTGCCCGCTTCGATAGAAGAGATCGCGGAAACGATTGGCGTTCGCCTTGCTCTCAAAATCGTGCAGGTTTACGGTGGCCGGGAAATAAAATTCCCGACAAGGCCGAATGACGATCACCCTGTCATTCAGGCTCTTGGCAAAGAGGATGGATATGCGATATGCAAATACATGAACGGCAATCTGTTGTCCGTCCCTCATTGTAAGCCGCCGCGCAGCGCACGAACTGCGATCAAGCAGTTGGAAGCAGACGGATTGTCGAGAGGTGAGATTGCCCGCCGCCTTGGTATAACGCAGCGATGGGTGCGCGAGGTGGCAAACGGGCCTCCGAGTAATCAAATCGACCTTTTTGCAGATAATGACGAATGACCGGAACCGTGTTCCGGTCATTTTGCTTTTAAAGACCGGCCAAAGTCCTCGCACATCTTTCAATCCGCACCGCGAGGCAAAATGTCCACGATCAAGAATCCCACGACTTTTTTTTCCTATTTGCGCCGTGCGCCATTCGGCAACCGCCTAAGCCAAGCGCAGGTGGACGGCATTAATGTCATCCTTGATGTGTGGAATTACTATCACCTGACGGATCGCCGCTGGCTCGCCAATATCCTTGCGCAGATTTTCCATGAAACGGGCGGTCGTATGCAGCCGGTTCGCGAAACGAACGCAAGTACGGACGCACAGGCAAAAAGCCGTCTTGAAGCCGCGTGGAAGGCTGGAAAGCTGAAATCGGTCAAAACGCCGTACTGGCGCGATGGTTTTTTCGGGCGCGGCTTCATCCAGATCACGCATGAGGAAAATTACGACCGCCTCGGTGATCGACTTGATATTGACCTTGTCAATAATCCCTCGAAAGCGCTCGATCCGCTCGTCAGCGCCCGGATTGCCGTGGTCGGCATGGCGGAAGGGCTTTTCACCGGCAAAAAGCTCTCGGACTATTTCAATGCAAAGGTCGATGACCCTGAAGGCTCCCGCGCTATTGTCAACGGCACCGACAAGGCCAAGCTTATTGCTGGTTATCACAAGAATTTCCTTGATGCCATCGACGCGGCCAGTGTCGAAACGCCTGTTTCGGACGCCAATATCGCTCTTGCCACGGCTGATGATGTGAAGCCTTCCGCCAGCGGCTCCGTAAAGAGCCTGATCGGCGGTACGGTCGGCACTGCGGTGGCTTCCGCAATCGTCGGCGTTAACAATCCGTGGGCTTTCGGCGTGTCGGCTCTGCTTCTGCTTCTGGGAGCCGGTGCCGTCTATATGTTTGCTTCTGGCCGTTGGTCGGTCAATCGCCTGAAGGAGATTTGATGTTCTCATCTCTTCTGCGCTGGCTGACAGGTGATTTCATAGGCGCGCTGACCCGCGCCTATGAAATGAAGCTGAAGGCCGAAAACGACCAGCAACGCCTTGTTGCGGATGCGGCCATTGCCGACATCAACCGCCAGATTGAAGAAGCCCGCAATGCCAAGGAAGTCCGGTTGACCTCGGCAGTCTTTTGGGAAATGCGGCTGATCACGGCGGTGATTGCCGGTTGTTTTGCCATCCATCTGGTTCTGGTCACGGTTGACACCTGTTTCGCGCTTGGATGGCGCATCGCCAAGTTTCCGGCACCGTTTGATGAATGGCAGGGCATGATCCTGCTTTCATTCTTTGGAATTCAGGCCCTTGGCGGCGGGCTGAATGCGATCGCTGCCGCCATAAGAGGACGCAGATGACCGGCCCTGAAACTATCTTTGGCCTGAAGACTGCAACGCTCGTTTCATCGGGTGTTGCTTCCGTAATTTCCGTGGCGCTTGAATGGCGCTCCCATAGCCCGTTTACGGCAATCGGTTCCATCATCGCAGGCGTGTTTGTCGCGACCGTCGCAACCGAGCTTACGCTTGACCTCCTTGGGGTGGCGGACAATCCGGGTACGTGGGGCTATGCCGTTGCTGCTGCTTACGGCATTACCGGCCGCAACCTCATTCTTTGGCTGAAACAGTCTTCAGTCAATCCTCTGCAACTTGTCCGGGACTTTCTCGGCCTTGGCAAAGGCGGTGATAAATAATGGCGAGCGATCAGGATACCCGCCGCAAGGCCCGTTCTGACTATATTTACCGCCACATGGCCGCTGCCACGATTTCCATGTCGCTCGGCATTTCGCAGGCGACGTTTGGCCGTTGGAAAAAAGCCGCCAAGGAAAACGGCGACGATTGGGATATTGCCCGGTCAGCGTCGATCATTGCCGGTGAAGGCATTGAGACGGTGGTTTCCAGCGTCGTTGAGGACTTCATGATTATGGCGCGCTCGCTGCTTGACGAGATCAAGGATGGCGAACTTGCGCTGGCGCAGAAGGTCAGCCATCTGGTGGCGCTTGCCGACGCCATGACGAAAATGACGGCCAGTGCCGGGAAACTTGCTCCAAAGATTTCCGAGCTGGGAGTTGCGCAGGATGTGATGGGATACCTGATCGAGTTTGTTCAGCAAAACTTCCCGCAGCATGTCGCCGCTATCATGGAAATCATCGAGCCATTTGGTGAACGACTGGCGAGCCGTTACACATCATGAGCAAACGGCCAGTCCTGAAGGCGAAAGTCAGCCAGAAAGAGTTTCAGGAGTTCATCAGCAAAAAGGCTGATGAGCTTTCGCGCTGGATCGAGCTGTCGGTTACGGCCTTTTCTTCTGATCGACAAGCCAAGGCCGAGCGCCTGGCCAAAGTCCGGCATCCTGAAACTGGCTTTCAGTTCTTTCTGGAAACCTATCTGCCGCATTATGTGAAGGGCGAACACAGCCTGTTTCATAAGGCGATCTTTGCCCGCGTTCCTGAAATCCTCGCCGCCGAAAAAGGCGTTAGAGATTTGTTCATCGCGCCACGCGGCTCGTCCAAATCAACGCACCTGTCACTTGGTTTTGCGCTTTATTGCATCTGCCTTGGGCTTAAGCGCTACATTCTGGAAGTCTGCGATGTCTATGCACAGGCGGCACTACTGATTGAGGCGATCAAGGCGGAACTGACAGAAAACCCGCGCCTGTCCTATGATTTCCCCGATGCGACCGGCGCAGGCCGTGTCTGGCGTGAAGGCGAGATCGTCACGAAAAGCAATGTCCGCGTTGAGGGGCTTGGCGCGTTGCAGAAGCTGCGCGGTCGCCGCCATGGTCCATATCGTCCTGATCTCATGTTCTTTGACGATCTGGAGAATGACGAACAGGTACGTTCGCCCGAACAGCGCAAGAAGCTGGAAACATGGATTAAGCGCGCCGCTTTGAAGGTCGGCCCGCCTGATGGCACCATGGATGTTGTCTGGGTTGGCACGGTGCTGCATTACGACGCCGTGCTAGTCCGGGCAGCGAAGACGCCAGTCTGGCGGGTGGCCGAGTTTCAGGCGATCATCCGCTGGCCTGATCGCATGGACCTTTGGGACAAGTTTGAGGAAGCCTACCAGAATGACGGCGAGGAAGCCGCCCGCGCATTTTACACGGCGCACAAGAGTGCCATGGATGCCGGTGCTGTTGTCAACTGGCCTGCCATGCAGCCGCTCGTCTGGCTCATGCTGGAACGCGCTGCCGATCATGATAGTTTCCAGACCGAATATCAGAACAAGCCGATCAATGCCGGAAGCCCGTTCAGCCAGATCAAATTCTGGACGCTTGTTCAGCCCGATCTCATCCATTTCGGGGCGGTCGATCCGTCACTTGGCAAGAAGGGTCATGGCCGCGATCCGAGCGCCATTCTCGTTGGCGGCTTCAACCGCCTGCATGGCACCATGGATGTGCTGGAGGCATCCATCCGTCGCCGCCTGCCGGATATTATCATTTCTGACATCATCACATTTCAGCGGCAATATCGCTGCCTGCTCTGGTTCGTGGAATCGGTTCAGTTTCAGGAATTCCTGCGCACAACGCTGATGGCGACCGCAGCACAGCAGGGCGTCGGCATATCTGCCGTGCCGATTATTCCTAACGCGGACAAGGATTTGCGCATTGAGCGACTTCAGCCGCCGACCGCTGCCGGTCTGATCCGGCTCAATGCCACGCAACAGACGCTGATCGACCAACTCCAGCAATGGCCCGACGCCGATCATGATGATGGCCCGGATTGCCTCGACATGCTCTGGCAGAACGCGCTGCTCTATGCTGGCGGCAATCGTGCCAGCACAGGCGGAAGCGGAATGATGACCGCCGCTGGTAGCGGCAATACTGGACTTGAGGGATATCGCCTATGAGCCGTGGCAAGAAGAACCGGAAGTCGGCATCCTTTGCAGACAAGAGCCTGACGGCGACAGAACGCAAGAACTTGCCCGCCGAGGCGCGGGCGCTGATTGCGGATGCCAGAAACGACATTACCATTCCGTTTTATAGCGGCGCGCTTCAGCATGCCGACGATACGCTGATCCAGCGCGGTGGCGGCGATGGCCTTAAAATCTATGATGAGATCAAGCGCGACACGCGGGCATCGGCCTGTCTGACCAAGCGCAACAAGCAGCTTGTCGCCCGCGAATGGGAAGTGGAAGCCGCATCGGACAAGCCGCTTGATGTGGAAGCTGCAAATTTCGTGCGCGAGACTTTGCGCAATCTGCCCTTCGACCGCATGTGCGAGGATCTGTCGGGCGGCGCGATCCTGAAGGGTTTTGCGGTTTCGGAAGTGGTCTGGAAGCGCGACGGCAACCGGATCGTGCCGGAACAGGTCATCACGCATGATCAGCGCCGCTTTGCGTTCGGGCAGGATTGGAAGCCACGCCTTTTGACCTGGGCGAACATGCGGGATGGCATTGATCTGCCCGACCGCAAGTTCATCGTCCACCGCCATGGTGTCGTCGGCAACAACCCTTACGGTCTCGGCCTTGGCTATCAGCTGTTCTGGGCCGTGCTGTTCAAGCGCGAAGGCGTGGCCTTCTGGCTCCATTTTCTTGACAAGTTTGCGGGGCCGACCGTCATTGCCGAAACGCCTTACGGTATGCTCTCCGAAGAGCAAAACCAGCTTTTGCACAAACTTGCCAGTGTCAAGACCAGCGCAGCCGTCACCGTTCCGGTCGGAACCTCGGTCAAGTTTCTGGAAGCGGCGCGCACAGGAGCGGTCAGCTACAAGGAATGGCTCGAATTCTGGAATACAGAGATTGCCATCTGTATTCTGGGCGAGACGCTAACGACCGATATTGGCAGGGCGGGATCGAAGGCAGCGGCGGAAACCCATGCCAACATTCTCGATTTGCTGGTCGATAGTGACGCCGACCATCTGTCCGATACGCTCCGCGAGCAGCTTGTGCAGTGGCTTATCGACTATAATTTCCCCGGCGCTGGCGTGCCGCGCATCTGGCGTGTGCGTCCGAGCAATGAAAAGGATAAGGCCGACACCCGTAAGGCCAAGGCCGAAGCCGCCAGTTCCGAAAATGCCGCCCTTGTCGAAATTCTGATAACTGCTGCGCAGATTGACGATGATAACGATGCGCGTGAGTTTATCGTGTCGTTTGAACTGACCCATGCGCTTTCGGAAACAGCGATTGACCGGCTTGTTGAAGCCCGTTTTGCCTTCATGGAAGGCGGGAAGCGCGCTCGCGATCTGCGGATGCTGGCATCAGAAAACCCGGTTTTCGCGGCGCTCTTTGGCCCGGTTCAGTCAAAAAAAAACTCCATAATTCAGTAAGCTTTGCAGATGATCCCGATCCGGTCAGCGATATTGCGGACCGGATTGAGGATTTGAGTTCCGCGCATTTTACGCGCCGTCTGAACGCAATCCGTTCGGCCCTTGATGCTGCGACAGACTTTACATCGGCTGCGCGCTCCCTTCTTCAGCTTGCCGCCAGATGGACACCGGATGCGTTAGCAAATCTGCTTGGCGACGGGTTGGAGCTGGCGGCGCTCCATGGCCGTGAAGATGCCTTCCGTGACGGTGAGCAAGAGGCGGGGAGCGCGTCAGCGCGACAGGGATTAAAGAAACTTCCAAGCTTTGCTGAAGCGGATGTTTTCAATCAGCCGTTCCGCGAGCAGATCGAGTTTTTGCGCCAGAAACGCGCCAAGCCGACCAAGTCATGGCTTGATGCCATGCGCGGTACTCATGACCGCGCCTTTGTCATTTCCGGCGCAACCGATCTTGATATGATCGCGGATTTCCAGACGGCGATTGCCAACGCTGCCGAGCAGGGCAGAACGCTGGAAGATTTCCGCAATGAGTTTGATCTCCTCGTCGCACGTTATGGCTGGCAGTATAAAGGGGAGCGCGGCTGGCGCACCCGCGTCATCTTTGAAACCAATCTGCGCACCTCACACATGGCCGGTCGGCTCAAGCAAATGCGCGACCCGGATGTTCTCAAGCTGCGCCCGTTCTGGGAATATATCCATGGTGATAAACGCCAGCCGAAAATCCCGCGCCCGCAGCATCTGGCATGGCATGGAAAGATTTACCGCCATGACGATCCATGGTGGGTGAAACATTTTCCGCCGAACGGCTGGCTTTGCTCCTGTGGTGTCCGCAGCTTGTCGTATCGCGATCTGACAAAACGCGGCAAGACTGGTCCCGATCCATCGCCTGAAGAACTTTTCGCGCCTGTTATCGATCCCGAGACCGGCAAGCTGATCGAGCATCCGCAGGGGATCGATTACGGCTGGGATTATATGCCCGGTGATTTGTGGGAACGCGGCCTGACGCCATCCAGTTTGTTGGATGAAGGTCGGGGGTGGCTCGATAATCCGCGCATGGCGGTTGAGATCGACAGGCCAGAGCCGATTGATGATTTGCTGCAAAAGGCTATTCCGCTTGCTTCGAAGCCGCTGAAAGAGGGCTTGAAGGCGGAAGATTATGTCAGCGCTTTCCTGAAACCGTTCGGGGCGTCTATCGGCAGGGCCGTATTGTTTCAGGATAAGTCCGGCACCAAGCTCCCGATTTCCGATCAGCTCTTCCGTGATCGTTCCGGCGCTTTGAAGGTGTTGAAGGGAGATCGTGCCACGGTCACGCCGCTTCTGGCTGAAGCGCTGATGGACCCCGACGAAATATGGGTTGGCGTTGCCCGCAAGAAAGACCCGGTTTCGCCTGATCTGGAAGAGCTGGTCGTTGACCGCCGTTATATTCGCGCTGATCGGAAAACCGGCCTGATGGTGGTTTTCGAGATTGGGGAAAAGCTGTGGGAGGCCATCACGGCTTACAACACGACCGATAAGGCCGGTAATCCCGATCTAAGAACCTTGGATCGACGGCGCGGCGGCAAGCTCGTTTACAAACGACCGGCAAAATAAAAGACCGGGGTGATCCGGCCTTGTGTCAGGGAGCTACCATGACCATCACCGGTCCTCGCGTTGCTGACAATCTCAATATAGTGCCAGAACAGGAAAAAGTCCAATGACCGGCATCAGCTATAAAACTACAATTGACGATGCTGATATGCGCGAGAAGCTGGCCGAGCTGATCGGCAAAATGCAACGGCCTGTCGGCTTCTACAAGAATGTTGGCGAGCGGCTGCTTGAATCGACCGCCAATAACTTCGACAATGAATCGGCTCCCGATGGAACCCGATGGCAAGGGCTTTCCGCAGTCACGCGAGATCGACGCTCGAAATTGAATGGCAACGCGCCTATGACCATCCTTCAAGTCTCCGGTCGATTGAAGGAGTCGATCAACTACGAAGCGAGCGACACAGAGGTGCGGATTGGATCGGCTCTTGTCTATGCTGCCATTCAGCATCTGGGCGGTGAATCGAAAGGCTATATGAAGGGAGCCGTCATTCCGGCTCGGCCTTATCTCGGCATATCGCCTGCCGATGAAGAGGAAATTTTTGCCATTGCCGAAGACTGGCTGGCGGTGGAATGACGCCATTGATTTTTCGCGGCACAGAGACGTAGAAGATGCGCGGACGCCCGGAACTACCGATTTTTGATTTGCCCCGCGTTAGAGGCGCGTTAGAAATCGAATGAAAGGGCATGGCGATGATAGTCTGTGATGCAAATCGTAATCGGACCTTGAAACTCATCGCAACCTGACGCATTGTCGGCTCGCAAACAGCTTGATGATTGACCGGAACCGAGTTCCGGTCATTTTGTTTTCAGGCATCCCGCATTGTCGCTTCAGATCATTTCTGGAGCCGATATGCCGACCGCATCTGCCACAAATCAAACTGCCCGTATTGAGGTTTTCCGCCCCGGCACGTTTACGCCGATGGAAGGTGCTGCCATCACCTATACCGCTGCGGACCTGAAGGCGATTGCCGACTGCTACGATCCCGAAACCGCACCCGCACCCTGCGTTGTCGGTCATCCTTCGACCGACGCGCCTGCCTACGCATGGGCGAAGGGCTTTGAATATGACGCCAGCACGGAACGCCTCTATGCGACAGTTGGCGAGATCGAGCCAGCTTTCTCGGAAGCCGTAAAATCTGGCCGCTATAAGAAAGTCAGCCTGTCTTTTTTCCGTCCCGATCATGCGGCGAACCCGGTTCCTGGCACATGGTATCCGAAACATATCGGGTTTCTCGGTGGTGCAGCGCCCGCTGTGTCGGGCTTGAAGAACGTCCAATTTTCGGCTGCGGATGCTGCCGTCACGGTCAGCGCCGAGTTTGGCGAGCGCGGCTTTGAGGACACCGCCAGCATTTTCCGCTCGGTTCGCGATTTCCTGATTGAGAAATTCGGGCTGGAAGACGCCGACAAGGCTTTGCCCGCCTATCGCATCGAATGGCTCTCGGAAACCGAGATCGAAAAGCCGTCTGCCCGCCCATCCTTTTCAGCCCAGCCCGAAAACCCGAAAAAGGAGCCTGCACCTGTGACCCAGCCCAGTCAGCAACCTGATCCAGCTTTTGCCGCCCGCGAAGCTGAAATTATCGCCCGCGAAGAGCGCATCAAGAAGCGCGAGCAGGAGGCGATCCACGCAGACAATGTGTCTTTTGCGGAAAGCCTCGTCAAAGACGGCAAGCTTTTAGCCGCCAGCAAGGACAAGGTGGTCTCGCTGCTCGATGCGCTTCCAGCCGAGACCGCTGTTTCTTTTGCTGAAGGCGAAGCCGCCATTCCGGTGTCAAAAGCACTGCGCGACATTCTGGCAGCACAGCCGAAGGTCGTTTCGTTCGGCTCGCTTGAGCTGCCTGAAGCGCCGGGCGCTGGCGGTGCCGCATCCTTTGCGGCTGACGGCAAGGCCGTCGATCCATCCGACATGCAGCTTCATGCTAAGGCGATTGCCTATCAGAAGGCAAATCCCGGCACCGCCTATCTCGACGCAGTCAGCGCCGTTTCGTAACCGGAGATTTTTGCCATGCAGTTTTTCCATTCAGTTTACAGCGACACCATCACCGCGACCACGCAGTTCGACGCCTATGATCTGGTCGGTTTTGATGATGGTAAGGTGACGACGGATGATGCGCCGGTGAAGGCCGTTGCGCTCAATCCGGCAACCGAAGTCGGCCTTGATGTCGCTGGCATGATGATCGGCACCGTTCGCATTCGCGCCAAGGGTGCCATTACCAAGGGTCAGAAGGTCGTTTCAGCCGCTGCCGGTGGTGTGAAAGCTGCTGCCGCCGATTCCGCCAATGCTTTCGCCCGCGCCCTGACCGACGCGGCGGACGGCGAATTCGTTACCATCCTCGTCAAGTAAGGACCATTTGATGTCTAAGGCTCTCAATCAGCGTACCGCTGCCGTTGTCGATCCAATTCTTTCGACGCATGCGCGTGGATATCGCAATTCCACTTTCATTTCCGCCGATCTGTTCCCGCGTGTTTCGATCCCGAACCGCTCCATGCGCACGATCCGTTTCGGCAAGGAAAGCTTCCGTCTGCTCAACACGCGCCGTGCGCCGGGTGCTGACCGCAAGCGCATCCAGTACGGCTATGCCGACGATCCTGTCTCGCTGGTACAGGATTCCCTTGAGGCGGTTGTTCCGACTGAGCATCAGCAGGAGGCGGAGGCCATTCCCGGCATTGATCTTGCTGCCGGTGCCGTCAACATGGTGCTCGATATCCTCGACCTGACACTTGAGGTCGATAGCGCCAAGCTTGCTCGTGATGCGTCGAAATATGACACCAATCACAAGCTGGCATTGACCGGCGCGGATCGCTGGACGGACTCGAACTCCGATCCGAAGGGCGATATTGACGCGGCCAAGGAAGCAATCCGCCGTTCGGTCGGGCGCTATCCCAATACGCTGGCGCTCGGCCCGAACGCCGCTAATGCGCTCAAGAACCATCCGAAGATCAAGGAACAGTTCAAATACACGTCGAAGGATAGCATCTCAGTTGAAATGCTCGCCGCATATTTCGACGTGAAGAAGGTGGTTGTGGGCGCGGCGGTCTATCTGCCGGAAAGCGCTGACGATAGTGCGCTTGCCAATGATGTCTGGGGCGATGATGCAATTCTCGCCTACGTCCCTGAACAGGGCAACAATTTTCAGGTGCCGAGCTACGCCTACACCTATGAGCTGCTCGGCTATCCGCAGGTTAACAAGCCGTACTTTGAGGATCGCAATGGTTCGTGGATTTATCCCACCACTATTGAGCGCCGCGCCACCATCACCGGGGCCGCGGCTGGTTTCCTGATCCAGAACGCCGGTTCTGCGTCGGCTTGATGGGAGGGATACATGGAAGATCGCAAACTCACTGTAACGCTGACCGGCCCCGCCAAGATCGACGGCGTTAGAGAACCGGCAGGAAAGTCCGTCACCGTCACAACGACGCTCGCGCTTCAGCTTGCCGCCTCCGGCGTCATCAACCCGGACGCGGTTCGGGATGCGGTCTCGGATGAAGTCGAGCCTTTGAAGGGTGAAATCACCAAACTCAAAGGTGATTTGTCTGCCATGACGGCACGCGCCGAAACCGCTGAAAAGGCTGCTTCCGATCTGGAAACCGATCTGAGCACCGAAAAGAAGGCCAGAGCCGACGCAGAAGCTGAACTGGCAACCGCGCAGGCGGAATTGGAGAAGCTGACGAAGCCAGACACTGATCCCGGCAAAGGTGACGACGCCAAGCCCGCCAAGCCCACGAAATAAGGTCCGTTCCGAAGTCTCTCAAGCCGGACCTTTCGAGCGGGATGGCATCCATGATCGTTTTCTGGCCATCCCGCTCGTTTCCACACTTACAACGGATTTTGACCAATGCCGCGTTTTCTAACGGTTGCAGAATTTACGGAGATGTTCGGACTGGCCGAAGTCTCGCAGATTGCGGGCATTGGCAATCTGAACGACGCTGCCGGTCGATCGCTTGATACCGTCAAGATTGAGGCGGCGCTGACCTATGCCGAAGATATTCTGATCGGTTATGCCCGCGCCCGTTATGCCGTCATCGAAACCCTTGTGCCTGAAACCACACCGACGCTTGTCAAAGGTCTGATCGGTGATGTTGCCCGTTATCGCCTGCGCGACAAGTCGGGTGGTCAGGGACAGGTTTCGGAAATCGTCAAGGAACGTCACGACGCGGCGTTAGCCAACATCAAGGCGGTCGCAACCGGCAAGTTTGAACTGCCAATCGCTGGCGAGCCGGTGAACGGCGAAGCCGGGTCGAGTCGCGTCGGCGCAATCATCCCGCCTGCGCGTGTTCCCGGCATTCTTCAGGGGTGGCACTGATGACCGGCAATCTGCGCACCGTTCGCCCGCCACTGGTCATTGAACAGATTGAAGACGCGCTTCTTGTTGTTTTGAAGGAAAGCGTTTCCGGCCAGTGCAAGGTTGAGGTCTTTCCAAACAATCCGAAGCAATATGACTTTTCCGGCCTGCCTGCCGCGCTGCTGATCCACTATGCCGGTTCGCGCTATGCGGCTCCGAAAGGCCCAGCCAATACGGCACAGGCCCGCACCATGGAATTTTCGCTTGTGCTTCTGGTCCGCTCGCTGCGCGGCGAAGGCGGTGCTTACAACCATCTGGAAGATATTCGCCTTGCGCTTCAGGGCCACGCCTTTGCCGGCGCCGGTCCCGCCGTAATGACCCGCGACCAGCTCGTGGAAGAGGTTGATGGCGTCTGGCGATGGGAAATCCGCATCGCGCTCCCGATCCCTGCCGTTGCCCGTACCGTCCAGTCACCCGCGCCGCTCATGCGACCGGCATTTTCACCCCTCTAGAGGAGCCAAGGAATGGCAAAGCAGCCGAATAGTTCAACAATGGGCCGAAAGTCCTACCGTTATACCGGACCCGTGACGCCGCTCGACATCGAGGGCGAAAAGACCCGGATGCTGTTTCCAGGCGCGTCCTATACCGGCCTGCCGGAAGATAATCCAATCGTTAGCAATCTGATTGCCCGCAAACTGCTGATTGCCGAAACCGGCACGGCGGAAGTGGTCGGCGGCACACTGTCTGAAGGAGCCTGACCTATGGCTGCAACTTTCCATCACGGCCCAGAGGTCGTTGAGCATAAGGATGGCGTGACCGTTGTTCGCGACGTGAAATCCGCCGTCACCTATGTTAACGGCACGGCTCCTATTCAGGACGTGCATGACACGGCTGAAAAGCGCGCCGACTATATCAACAAGCGCATTATCATCCGTTCCCGCGCTGAAGCCTCGGCAGCATTCGGCCTGCACAAGGATGGCTACACCATCCCCGCAGCCCTTGACGCGATCTTCGATCAGGGCGACGGCGGCACCATCATCGTCAATAATGTATTCGATCCTGACACTCACAAGGACGATACGACGCCCGATCCGTCCAAGGTGACGACACAGGAAATCAACGGTGCGATTTTGCCAACTGGTGAGGCGACCGGATTTTCTGGCGCTTATGAGTGCTACAACAAATTCGGCTATTTCCCGAAACTCATTATCGCGCCGGGTTATTCGCCGTCCGCCACTGTTCGAACGGAAATGGACGTGGTGGCGAATCGCCTTCATGCGATTGCCATTGCCGATCTGCCGCTTGGCCTGACCAAACAGCAGGCGGTCGAGGCGCGTGGCACGACCGGCAGCGCCAATACGTCCAGCGCCCGCACCGTGTTGACCTATCCGCATGTGGTGATTGAGGATACCACCGGCGCGACCGAAACCCGGCTTGATCCTCTGTCCTCGCGTCTGGCCGGTGTCATCATCGCGACCGACCTTGAACAGGGCTGGCATCACTCGCCGTCCAACCGCGAGATCAAGGGCATTGTCGATCTGGAAGTTCCGATCAACTTCTATCCGTCCGACTATCAGAACGACACCAACTTCCTCAACGAGGCTGGCATCGTCACGGCCATGCGCTCATTCGCAACAGGGCATCGCACCTTTGGCAACCGCTCGGCAGCGTTCCCGACATCATCCCATGTCGAGAACTTCATTCATTCCCGCCGCATCCTCGACATGTCGCATGAGGCGATCATCTTCTACCTCATGAACTACGTGGATCGGCTCGGCACCCGGCAGAACGTCGAAGCGGCGGAAGAAGGCGTCAACGCCTATCTGCGCTCCAAGATTGGTGATGGCGTCTTCTACGGCGCGACCTTCCGGTTTGACCGCACCAAGAATACCGCCGAGCAGATTGCCGATGGCCGGTTCTTCTACAAGTTCGAGTGCCATCCTACCTCGGTTATGGAGCGCATCACCGTCGATTCCTACGTCGATACGAAATTCATCTCCGACGCGCTTTCGCTCGCGGCCTGACAGGAGGCTTAATCCATGGCACGTAAAATCGGACAGATCACACAGGCCGACTGCTACATCAACGAGGTTGATGTTTGTGGCCGTGTGGCTGAACTGGACCTTGGCGAGATCGCCCATGCCGAGGTCGAACATCAGACGCTTGGCATGATCGGCATTCTGAAACTGCCCGGTCGCCCAGTGCAGGCCATTGAAGGCAAGATTTCCTTTGAGTGGCTGGATGAGGAAGTCAGCCGCACCATCCTCATGCCGACCAAGGTGCACAAGCTTCAGCTTCATTCCTACGTCGATATTTTCGATGGTGAGGGCCTGAACGCCGAACGATCGCACACGCTCGTCACCCATATCGGGTTTCAGATGATGAAGACGGGTGGCCGGACCGCCAAGCTTGGCGAAAATCTCGCCCAGGAGCATGACATTTCGATCAGCACCTTCAAGCAGTCCGTCTATGGCGGCGACACGCCGATTATCGAGTTTGATGCGTGGAATAATATCTATCGCATCAACGGCGAAGACGTCTGGCCGCGTTAATTGCGCGGCCTTTCCCTGATTTTCTAACGGAGACACATTATTATGGCTGAAAAGACCGAACTATCCGGCGTCCGCGCCAAGCTAAAAGCCCACAAGGATGCCAATGCAGGCGACCGCACCATAACATTGAGCGAAAGCGGCATTTCCTGCACGGTTCCCAATTTTATCAATCACGGTCTCTGGATGAAGGCGCAGCGCGTTGCCAAGGGTGACATGCCAAAAGCGCAGGCGGCTTTCGTCTGCGAAGTTGTCCGCTTTGAAGGCGAAAAGCTTAACTTAACCGATCTGGCCGAACTGGTTTCGTCCGGTGACACACTCCAGCTCATCGGTGAAATCTTTGGCGGCAAGGACGACAACGCCGAGGGGGAGCCGGGAAACGTTCTGAACTAAGCCTGTCGCATCCCTCCCAGCATATCTTCCTTATTGAAAAGGGATGGGATCATGATAGGTTGCAGGCCATGGACGTTGAAGAGTTCCTGTTCTGGTACGAAGAAACAGTAGAACTCGAAGAGGCAAAGGCTGAAACCATCCGCAAAGCCACTGCCGAAAAGTGAACGGAACACGGTTCCGGTCAATGTGGAAATGTAAAAATGCGATCTCTGGCAGGTAATCCTGCTGGAGGTTTTTGCATGCGCTTTGCGATGATATTTGAGGGCGTCGACCGCGCAACCAAGGTCATGAACAAAGTCATGGCTGCGGAAAAGAAGACGGCTGCCGCCGTCAAGGCTGGTTCAAAGGCTACGCAGTCTGCCGCCGATAACGCCACAAAAGCCACCCAGAAACAGACATCAGCCCTTGGCAAGCTCGCATCAGTAGCGCGTGGCGCATACAACGGTGTTGTCGCCGGTGCGCGTGCTGCCGGTCGGGCGACAGTCGCGTTGCATAAGCAAACGGTGGCGCTTGGGAAGAGCGGTTTCAGGCAGATCAAAAGCGGTGCCGGGAAGACGTTCCGGGGTATAGCACTGGCTGCGGGTGTTGCAGCCGCATCGTTTGGCGCTTCCGCATTGGCAGCTACTCAACTTGTCAGTACTGCTTCTCAGTTTGAGAAGTTCCAGACAATGCTGGAGACGACAGAAGGCTCCAGTGAGAAGGCCAAAGCAGCAATGGCGTGGGTTACGGATTTTGCTGCGACGACGCCGTATGAGTTAGACGAGACCATGAATGCATTCGTACGTCTTAGAGCATATGGTCTCGATCCGACTAATGGGCTTTTAAAGTCCTTGGGTAATGCCGCTGCATCCATGAATAAACCGATCATGGATGCTGTCGAGATGATGTCCGATGCCGCTACAGCCCAAAACGAGCGTTTGCGCGAGTTTGGCATCATCGGTTCTACGGACAATAAAACTGGCGAGATCACTTATACCTATACGCTCAATGGCGAGAAAAAAACCAAAACGGCGATGAAGGATGACCCGATTGGTATCCAGAATGTTATCCAGTCAATTTTCGATGAGCGTTTTCCCGGTGCAATGGACAAGCTCTCTCGCACATGGGACGGCATGGTCGCAAATTTGAGCGATCTATGGAAGCAATTTGAACTCGCAATTATGAGCGCGGGCTTGTTTGACTGGATGAAAGGCAAGCTGAAACTTCTCCTCGATACTATCAACGGATTGAAAGAAAGCGGCCAACTGGATCAGTGGGCAGCATCTATCGGACAAAAAATCCAATATGTCCTCGAAACAGCGTGGAACTTCGCCGTCAAAGTATACGGCGTCCTCCAGCAGCTCGGCACGTATCTGGTTGCGGCAAAGGATTATGTCGGTTCATGGGAGCGGCTTGCAGCCATTCTGGGCGCGTTAGCGTTTGCGCCGGTCCTGATCTCGACAGCGGCTGGCATCGTCCAGATCGCGATGGGCATCACCATGTTGAGCGCGGCCCTGATGGCGAACCCGATTGTGCTTCTGATCATGGCTATCGTCGCTGCCGCCGCCGCGATCTATATCTATTGGGGGCCGATCAAGGAATTTTTCATCGGGCTTTGGAATTCGATTGCAGCGGGTGCATCAGCACTTTGGGAAAAGCTGAAAAGCCTGCTCGGCTTTGATCCGCTATCGGTTTTGAAAACAGCCTTCTCATGGTCGCCTATTGGTCTGGTCATCCAGAACTGGAGCAGCATCCAATCCACCATCCAAGGTTTTATCAGCGCCATTCCGGGCATCGTGACCGGTGCATGGGATTTGATAAAAACCGTTTTCTCGTGGACGCCTGCCGGTATGATCATTCAGAATTGGGACGGTATTTCCGGGGCGGTTTCGGCTGCGGTGCAAAATGCGTTTCAGGCTGTTGACGGCGTATGGACCTCAATCAAATCGGTTTTCGATTGGGTGCCGACCGAAACTATCACCACTGCATGGGCTGGAATTTCTGACACCATCGGCGGTTTGATCGACGGAGCGACGGCGCGTGTTGCCAATGCATGGAACAAGGTGAAATCGGTATTCACCTTCAGCGGCAGCGATACGAAGGCCAATATCAGCGTGACGGATCCGGCCACCATTCAGGCTGCACAGATGGCGACCGCAGCACTCAAAACTGATATGCAGGCGGTTGCCGCTATCGATACCGCTCCTGCCATGGGAAAGCTTGCCGCGCTGGAAACTTCGGCGCAGCAAGTTAGCGCGTCGGTCACATCATCCATCCGGCAGACAGAAGCCTTCCTGAATAATGTCAGCTTCTATAATCAGGGTGTCGCCCTGATGGACACCATGGCGGCGGGCATTCGGGCGCGAGCGGCAGTCGTCACGGCGGAAATCCAGAAGATGGCACAGGCAGTTCGCGATCACCTTCCGTCATCGCCTGCCAAGGTTGGGCCGCTGTCCGATATTCACAAGCTGAAATTCGCGGAAACCATTGCGTCGTCCATCCGCCCCGCGCCGATGGTCAAGGCCATGCGCGGGGCTGCGGCTGCAACGCTCGCGGCGGCGAGCATCACGGGCGCAACCGTTCCTGTCTCGGCCCAACCTGTCGCGGGTGCTGCTGTTCGTTCAGAAGTGGCAGCGCGCAGCCAGTCTGCATCCATCGCTCAATCACAATCCGGTGGCGGGCTTCATATCGAATATAAGCCGACACTCAGCCTGTCTGGTGATGCTCAATCAGCAAAGGCCGATCTCAAAAAAGAGCTTTTCGCTCATGCCCGCCATATCGCCAATCTGGTTGATGAAGAGCAGCGCAAACGAAGCCGGAGAAAGCCATGATCTATCTTTTCGGCTCCATCCCGTTAGGAATTGCACCTCTGACTGGTCCCACCACGCATTCCTATGATCGCGCTGCCACATTCGCGCAGCATGCCCCGACACGTGGCAAGCCAGTGTTGCAGGAGATTGGCGAGGAACTGGATCGCAAGGAATTCAGCTTTTTCTTTTCCGAAGAGTTTTGCACACCGGCGACCGAACTGGCGAAGCTGGAAGCCGCCTTCGCCCTGAAATCGCCGCTTCCTCTGGTTCTTGGCAATGGCGTTTTCAACGGAAAGCGTTATGTCGTGGACAGCCTTTCCATCACCATAGTCAAAACCAGTCTGGTCGGCGTTCCGGTGCGGATCGAGGCAACAATCACGCTTCTCGAAGATCCAATTGCCGGTGGCTTGTTCTCGCTCATCACCTCTATTGCCAAATCCCGCGCACCCGCCATTTCCAAGGGGGCCGCACAAAATCCGCAGGTGAAGAAATGAGCGTAAAGCTGACAGGCGACTATTTCGATCATGTGACAGTTACCGGCGACCGCTGGGACTTGCTCGCCTATCGCTATTATGGCGACCAGTACAAGCAGACGGTGCTGATCGAAGCCAACCGCGACCTCTTCCTTGATGCGCTGGCCGTGCCGCCGCTTGTTCTGCCGCACGGCATCACGCTCAAAATCCCGGTCATTGCCGAAGAGGCCAGCAATACAGACCTGTTGCCGCCATGGAAGCGGAATAATCCCGTTTATGGAGCCTGATATGGATGAAAGACTGATTTCCACTCTTAGGCTGCTGGCCTTTTTAGCGGGGAGTGTTATCGCCGCAATTGCAGCAATGATCGTATTGCTGTTGATTTCGATCTTCCGCGACATCGGCTTGCCTACAGCTTTCACCATCCAGTTTGTGGCCGGTTTGCTCGGCGGCGCTTGGTCGATCTGGAAGTTTGCCTGATGGCGACGAAACCCTATTTCTCGCTGATCTATCAGGGCGTCGATATTTCGTCTGAAATGGACCCGCAAACCACGTCGATCAGTTATACCGACAAGCACCATGGCGAGATGGATGAGATCGAAGTTGAGGTGCAGGACAAGGACGGCCGCTGGAAGGGCGATTGGTGTCCTGAACCCGGCGATACGATGAACCTGACCATCTTTGACGGCAAAGGCGGCGTTTTGCCCTGCGGCGATTTCGAGATGGATGAGCCGGAAGCGTCCGGCAGTCGTGACGGCGATGTCATGACCATTCGTGGCCTTGCCGCCCCAATTTCAAAGCCGCTGCGCACCGAAAAGACCCGCGCCTTTGAAAAGCAGTCCCTGCGTGCCATTGTCAGCAAAGTGACCGGCGAAAATGGCCTGTCGCTGGAAGGCGATATTGAGAATCTCAATTTCGAGCGCGTGACCCAGCGTCGGGAACGTGACCTTGAGTTTCTAACGCGGCTGGCCGAGGACACCGGACATTATTTCACGGTCAAGGGCAAGCGGGCAATCTTCACCTCGCTCAAGTCGGTCGATGGCCGCGCCGCAGCGCTTGCAATCAGCCATGGCCAGATCGGAACAATGCTTCTGGAATATCGCCTGAAATTCCAGACTGCTGAAACCTATTCAAAGGCGAGCGTCAGCTATCTGGATGCAAACAAGAAAGAACCGATCCAGTCAGAGGAAGCAGACGCCCAGGTCAAAACCGGCGACACGTTAAAAATCTCTGGCGAGCGCACCGAAAGCCCCGCCAATGCCAAGGCGCTGGCGAAATCCCGCCTGCATTTCAAGAACCGGAAAAGCCGATCCGGCTCTATCTCGCTTGTGGGCGATGTGCGCGTTCTGGCAGGCATCACGGTCGATATGACCGACTTCGGGAAATATTCCGGCAAATACCTGATCGACACATCCACCCACCGAATGAGCCGGGACGGCTATACATCAGAAGCGGAGATTATCGATGCGCGCGGGAAATGAATTTAGCTCCAACAGTTCGAACAAGCGCGGGATCGTGGTTGATCGCGATCCGAAAAAGATGCGGGTCAAGGTCCAGTTCGTGGATGAGGACGAAACGGTTTCGTTCTGGGTCGATGTGCTGGCAAAATCGTCCGGCAAGACCAAAAGCTTCCTGATGCCGGATGTTGATGATGAAGTCTGGTGCGTCGTCGACATGAAGGGCGAAGACGGCTGCGTCATCGGCTCTAAATATAATGACAAGGATACACCGCCTTTCAGCGGTAATGACGATATGGGTGCGACCTTTCCGGGTGGCTCAATCCATATTGACCGTGAAACCGGCGCGATCACCATAAACACGTCTGGTGAGATTTCTATCACCGGCGCAAGCGGACACCTGAAATAATGCCGCGCATCGTTCGTCTTGGTGACATATCGTCCCACGGTGGCACGGTGATTTCGTCCGCTTCGAAATGGCGGTGCGAAGGCGCGTTGATTGCCCGGAAGGGCGATCTCCATTCCTGTCCGATTCCCGGCCATGGAGTAACGCCCATCGTTTCAGGGTCGGGAAAATACCAATGCGAAGGCGCGCCGATTGCGCGTGATGGGGATACATGCGGATGCGGTGCGGCTCTTATCTCTGGTGCGTCGAAGTGGGAGTGCGAATAGGCAGGCTTGCCTTTGCCGGATATTCCGGCTAGTTTTGACACACCTTCAGCAATGACCGGAACTGAGTTCCGGTCATTTTTGTATATGCTGCCCGATAGCTTGGCGGCATGATCGACAAAGAGAAAATCCGTCACCGCCATTGGTCTTTAAAGGTAAGCCGCATTAACCCGGAAACGGGCATTGCTGCTGATACCTACGGTGCTATCGTCACCGCCATTGACGATCTCAATCAGTCGATTGCCAACATCATCATGACGCCGAAGCGTTCGGTTCCGACCGAACCGGAAAAGGGCTGCGATGTGGAGGGGGCTATCGACAAGCATCCCGACATTGGCATTCCGCTGCTGACCCGCGAAATCTGGGATGCTCTCACGATCTGGGAGCCGCGCATCGTGGTCGAGAAGGTCGAAGTGGTTTTGGCGCAGTTTTCGCATTTCAGGACGCGGGTGTTCTGGCGTCCGGTCGAAAGCGTGATTGCCGATCAATATATGACGGAGGTTCAGTATAATGGCTGATCCCGTCAAAAGGACGCTTGAACAGCTTCGCGCCAATGGTGCGCCAGACTTTTTCGAGCGCGATCCGTCAAAACTGAAGGCACTCTTCAAACAGGTCTTTGAGGAAGTTTCTGGCCGCACGCTCTATCCCGCCCAGACGGAAATGTTTCTGATCGAAGTTGCCAGCTACGCGCTTTCGATCCTGCATGAGGCGGCACAGACCGCCACGCTCCAGAATACCGCTGTTTTTGCCGACGGCGTTCATCTGGAAAACCGTGGCACCAATGTTTCCACCTTCCGGCTTCTGGCGCAGCCCGCCACGACCGATATCCGCTTTGAACTGACACAGGTTCGCCTGATCGACGTTGCGGTTCCGAAAGGCACCCGCGTGGCTTCCGGCACGGCTGTCATCTTCGCCACCGATGCCGATCTGATCATTCCGGCCGGAATGACGGCGGGTGTCGTTCGCGCAACAGCGCAGACACCGGGAGCCGCATTTAACGGCCTTGGCGTGGGCGCGGTTTCTGATCTGCTCGATCCGGTTGCCTATGTCGCCAGCGCCCGCAATGTCACCACCATTGCGGGCGGCACAGATGACGAGGAGCTGGAGCGCTTCCGCCTTCGCGTGGTCAATGCGCTGTTCACGATTGCCAAGACCGGCCCACGCAATGGTTATCGCGAACACGTCATGGCCGTCGATCCCGAAATTGCCGATGTCGCCGTCATCCGCCCGGAGCCGGGCTATATCCATATCCATCCGCTCATGAAGGCTGGCCAGCCGAGTGCGGCGCTGAAGAACGCAGTGCTGGCCTATCTCGATCCCGAAACGCTGCGCGCCATGGGTGACTATGTGACGATCCACGATCCCGTCCGCGTTGGCTTCAGCTTCACACTAACAGTCCGGTCGCTGGAAGCGATTGCCGGTCTGGAAGATTTGGTGCGGGCAACGGCGGAAGCCGCCTTTCATCCATGGACGCAGGAGCTTGGCGCACAGGTCGCGCCGTCCGTCATCATCACCGCCATCAAAGCACTTTCCGGCGTGTCCGATGTCGATCTTGACGGGCTGGAGTTCACCGATCTGCCGGAAACTCATTATGCCGGACTGGACGAACTGACTATTCTGCTGGAGGTCCGGGCGAATGTCTGATCCGTTCATCCCGCTTGAGCTTGTTCCTCCCGGCGTCAACGACCGCCGTTCGCGTGATTTCGTCAATGCCTTGAGTGCGGTTCTGGCCGACTTCCAACCATCCACGCTAATGATTCAGGATGCGTGGACGGTTCCAGCCTCGTTGCTCCCGATCATGGTTGTCGAAGCGGGTCTTTCCGAATTCGTGTCGGCCAATATGCGTGAGGACTTGCTCCGATCATTGATCGCCCATGCGCCTGAAATTCATGCCCGCACCGGCACGGTGCGCGGTGTCAAGCTGGCGTTAGAAGCAATCGGCATTTCGGCGCGCTGGACGCAATGGTGGCAGGAAGAGCCGAAGGCGCACCACAACACGCACAAGATCGTGCTGTTCCTGTCCGATACTGTCATCAACGGCCATGCGCCGCTCGATCTTGCCAATCAGCGTGCTGCCGCCCGCGTCATCAACGCGACCAAGCGATGGTCGCAGGACATTGCCATCCAGTACGGCCTGCGCGGTCTGTCCAACATCTATGCCGGTGCCGCATCAAGGCGCGGTCGCACGGTGCGCATCAATGCGCCGCAGCTCGGTTCCGACAGTTTTATCATTCCTTCCTATGCGGGAACCGGCGCTCGTGCCGTCCGTGAAATTCGCATCAACGCTTTATCCACTTCCGGGGTCTGACCATGGCGCAGAACTATTTTTCCATTGTCACAAATATTGGCCGTAACAAGCTGGCTTTGAGCGCTGCCGGTGGTGCGGCGGTAACAATTACGCATTTTGCTATCGGTGACGGCAATGGTGCCGAGGTCAATCCGACCTCCGCCAGCACAGCGCTTGTCAGGGAAGTCTGGCGAACTCCGGTTGAGAGCGTGGTGATCGATCCCCTGAACCCATCCGCTGTTCTGGTCACGTCTATCATTCCGACAAATGCTGGCGGCTGGTGGATGCGCGAATTCGGCATTTTTGATGTAGACGGCGATATGGTTGCTGTCGCCAAGCCGGTTTCGCAATACAAGCCGACTGCCTTGGAAGGGCAGCTCGAAGACATCCGGTATGAGTTTCAGATCATCATTGGCGAAACAGCCAATGTGACGATGCTGGTCGATCCGTCCGTTTTGCTGGCGAGCCGGGATTTTGTCGAGAAGCGCAAAGTGCTGATGGCGCAGCTTTCCCTAACGCCATGGGTGCCAGTGGTGTCCATGACTATAACCGCACCGCCAAGCAATCCGGCAGCTTGGGACACCTATTGTATTCCGGCTGGCGCAACCGGTGCATGGGCTGGCCGATCGCAGGATATCGCGGAATGGACCGGATCAACCTGGCGGATTTTCACGGCAAAGGACGGCCACGGCATCGGCTTGCCTGACGGACGCGTATTTATCCGCATCAATGGTGTCTATACAGAATGGCTTGCTAGCCGTGATTGGGTCGAGGGGCGTAAGACGCCAATCGCTATGCTCAATAGTCTGCCTTGGCTTCCCGTCAAGAGCATTACGTTGACGGCCCCACCGGCAACGCCGAGCGAAGGCGATCTCTACGTCATCGGAACGGGCGCGAGCGGGGCATGGGCCAGTAAAGCCGGACAGATTGCGGAATGGTCGGACGCGGCATGGAGGTTTTCAACTCCACCGAACGGCCACGGCGTCAGTCTTCCCGATGGCCGAGTTTTTGAGAAGGTTGACGGCGTTTATGTCGAGAAGATCGCTCTCGACGCTCAGTCTGGTAAATGGGGATATGGTGTAGCAGGCGGTACCGCTAATGCTTTGACATTGACGTTATCCCCTGTGCCGTCTGGCTATATCGCGGGGATGAGGCTAGCGGTCAAAATCACGGCAACCAATACCGGGGCCGCTACTATCAATGTCGCTGGACTGGGCAACCGCCCGATCCATTATCTTGATGGTCGCGACCTACTCCCGGGCGAATTGGTGGCTGGACAGACCGTCATCCTTAATGTGACTGATACGGATATTGTCATCGCATCCCCGACAGTGGCATTCTTGCGCTTGACCCCTAAAGGCTCGTTGCAAACAGAGCAGTTTACTGCGTCGGTTGCGTTATCAGACATACAGTTAGGCGTGCCATCGATTGCTCAGCAGTTTATGCTTTCAGGCGTGTCGTATATTGACGCATGGGGGTCAGTCGCGTTCCGCAATGAGGCGACAACGTCCGTGGACGCGACGGGCAAGATCGCTCTTTATCAGGGCGATACATTGATCGCCTCAAGCGCATATATCGGTGTATCGAGTGTCAATGGCGGCCGTGCATCGGTATCTGTCCGGCGGTGTTTTGATGGACTTGACCCTGGGGCAACATATTCGTTGCGGTTGCTTGTTGAAAAAAATGCGGCGGTCGGACCGTGCTCGGCAAATGACGCTCACCTAATGGCAATGCACGATTGATGGAGGGGTTTATGGATCGCATTTATTCGGTCATTACCACCGAGACTGGCACACTGACTTTTTGCGCGGGTTATATAGTGCCAGAGGGAGCTGAGGTTATATCCTATGAGGAATGGCTTAGCCGTAAGGACGCTGCGGGGCAGGCTCATCCCTTAAGCCTTGATCAGATCAAGATGGACATCAAATACACCATTGATAGTGCGGCGGAGGGTGAGCGTCTTAAATATATTACACCTGGTGCCGGCCAAGCCATGACTTACTCTCAAAAAGTGGTGGAAGCGCAGGCTTTCAAGGTGGCATCCGATCCGCAGGCGGCGGATTATCCGATTCTCTCGTCGGAGGTTGGTATCACGGCTGCGACACTCGCCGAGGTGGCCGATGTCGTCATCGCGGCATTCCGCCAGTGGCAACAGATAGGTGCGGTTATTGAGGGCATCCGCCTCGGTGCCAAGCGCGATGTCGAGGCGGCAACCGACGAGGCTGCTGCCCGTGCTATTGTTGACGCCATCGTCTGGCCTTCCGTACAGATGCAGTCATGAAGCGCGTCGAAGTCTATGAGGCTAAGGACGGTTCGCTCCATAAGGATTTGGAGCGGGCTTTTGCAAGCGAGATTCATGCCATGCTGCCTAATTCGGCAGTCAATCCGAATGCCAAGGTTCTCGACTGGAGCGATTGCCTGCGCATCGTTGAGCAGGTCGAGATCATTGCGCCACTGCTCATCAATTATCTGGAAAAACGAGGCCAAAAATGAGCGACGACATTACCAGCGAAGCCCAGACTATTGCCGTTGGCCAGTTGCGCGCCTTCATTGAGCGCATCGAACACCTTGAGGAAGAAAAGAAAACGCTCGGTGACGATATCAAGGATGTCTACGCCGAGCTGAAGGGCTGCGGTTTCGACAGCAAGGTCGTGCGCACCATCATTCGCCTGCGCAAGAAAGAAGACTACGAGCGTCAGGAGGAGGAAGCCATGCTTCAGCTCTATATGGACGCGTTAGGGATGGGATGACGGACGGTCACGTCAATTCGTGGCGGCGGGCCGATCCGGCAAGATGTAACCCGCCCGACAGCACCTCAAGATAACCGTCGCATCCGGCCCTTTCGGGCATGCGGCTTGTGACTGATTCTTGGATATCCGTATATATGAACCTTCAATCGAACTTCACCGCCGTCGATCCTGTTTCACCGCCAGCCGCCTATATCGGTGGCAAGCGCCAGCTTGCACGGCTGATCGGTGAAAAAATCGCAGCCGTGCCACATTCTTTATATGCAGAACCATTCGTCGGTATGGGTGGCGTATTTTTCAGGCGCACCTCGGCACCACGGGCCGAGTTCATCAACGACCGCTCCGGCGATGTGGTGAACCTGTTTCGCATACTCCAGCGCCACTATCCGCAGTTCATGGATACGCTGCGTTTCCAGATCACCAGCCGCCGCGAGTTCGAGCGCCTGAAGGCCAGCGATCCGGCCACGCTCACCGATTTGGAACGAGCTGCGCGGTTTCTGTATCTCCAGCGGCTGACCTTTGGCGGCAAGGTCGCTGGCCGCTCGTTCGGTGTGAATCGGGATACTGGCTCCCGCTTCAATCTGACGACGCTCGCGCCCTTGCTTCAGGACGTACATGAGCGCCTTGCATCCGTGGTGATTGAGAATCTCGACTGGCAAGTATTCATTGATCGATACGACCGGCCAGAAACGCTGTTCTATCTTGATCCGCCATATTGGGGAACAGAGGACTATTACGGCAAGGAACTGTTCAGCCGGGATCAATACGAGATCATGGCCGAGCGCCTTGCTGGTCTCTCAGGCCGGTTCATTCTATCGATCAATGATGTGCCAGAAATCCGTTCGATCTTTTCCGCATTCAGGATTGAGAACGTCGCACTGACCTATACGGCAGGCGGCGGCAAGGGAAAGCCAGTGCGGGAAGTGATCATATCCAACTGATGAGGCATTGTGCGATGAACATCGAATCGACTTATGACTATTCGCATTGGGCAGCGTATGGCTGTTCAATGCCCCTGAAACATATTCGGAATGCCGATGTGAAGCACGATCTCGACGTCGTTCGTCAAATCATGATCCAGTTGCGCGACAAGGAAAACTTGAAGCCTATGCCGGTTTTTGTCGAAGGCTACGAGCCGGTTCTCGTCGCGCGGCATGTCATGCGTCTGCACGATGCGGGTTTGGTGGAAGGAAATGTCAGTAAAACGATAGGACCAGAAGCACCGTTGGTGTTTGCGACCGACCTGTCCCTTGAGGGACATAATTTCCTCGCAGCGTTAGAAACAAAGCCGGTCTGGAAACAGCTGAAAGAAAAACTCACGGTCGAAGAGCTGGCCAGCCTGTCCGTCAAAAAGTTGAGTGAACTTGCCGGGGATTTGGCATTGCAGTTGGTAAAACGGAAACTGGGCTTGGACGGTTAGCCTACGGCGTTAGCGGTTTTATCTTTTTGTGCCAAAGCTAACGCCTGTCTGTGCCAAAGGCAGCGCCACGCCACAATTGGGAGGCAATAAGGGGGGATATAGGCGCAAAGTACTGCGATCCAATATGGCCCTACGGTTGAAGGAGTGCACCGACCGCGTGTAGGGGGGTCTACCGTTCTGGAATATGCCTTATAAGGGGGGTAATCTGCCAAATAGTTGAAAGTAAAGTGATTTTCAAACTGTACATGCTGTCGATAGTGGGTATGAAAATGCAAAATGTGCAGTAAGAAAAGGGTGTTTCCTAGTACTTTCCTATCAAAAATAGCTCAAAAAATAACGATAAAACAACAAAGCCTCTCAGCAGCAAGCAGAGAATGAGCTAAATTATGCAGTAGGGCTTTTGGGGATGAATATAAAGTATTTATTCAATAATTTTCTTTGAAGATTTAATATAATCGATATAATTCAGCTTTCGAGGATAGGAGGGCTGGCCCTCAACGTCTATTACTATGCCTAAACCTTTTGACTTCTTTGTTTGGCGCTTCGCTCTTGCCCTTGAAAGCAATTTTTCTCGCTCTGCTTGTAATGCGGCTTTTTCAGCCTGCGCTTTCCAAGTCATTAGGGTCCGCATTGAAATTGATGACCTTTTTTGCACCCAATCGATACGCTCTTGCTGAGATAAGGCCTCCCAATTTTCGGGGAATGAGAAGTCCCTGAACCGCTCTTGTGCTTGACCAAGTAGGACTTCGAGGCCGCTATTGTATTCAGGAAGATTGCCAGTAGTGAACTCCCCGGAGCAGAAGCGGATGGCGATCTGATGGAACGACAAGCCTTGCTCCATGGATTTCCATTTCAACCAAGTGATTATTTGGCGCTTCGCTTCAACTGCCTCTTTTCGACGCAAGCGCTTCTCTTTTTCAGCCTCACTCAGTTTACGTTGTACACGGCTATATCCGCCGTTCTCATATTTGAACAGTGATCCATCTTTAGGAAACAGGGCAAATAGCGGCTGAGTGCCGGCCTCCCGTGCGGCGCGGCACAGTTTTTCCCATTCATATATTGTCGACCGGCTTAGTATCCTGCCATCACCACGTCGCGCGTTTGCAACATGAAAAGCTTCTATCACATGTTTTTCGGCGGTTCCGCTTTTTACACTCGATATGACTTCATCAACTGCTTGTCGAAATGACAGATTCGCGCGACCTTCAAAAAAGGCAATATTGATATAACTTTTTATGGCGTGAAGTACCATTAGTCGCGCTTCTGCGACCTTGTAGTAAGCATTATTAGTGCCATGCAATTTTATATTGTTGTTCACATTTCTTGCCCTACGCCAATCCAAGATTGACCAATATTTGAGCGGCTTCTTCCACAGATGGCAAGGTGGCTCCTTTTGGTAAATGCGCAGGCAGTGCCTGCCATGCCTTTCCGAGGTTGCCTTGCGCCTCACCTTTCATGAGACGCATAAGTGGAAGTACCCATGCGGGGGCGGTGTTTTCCGGCACGGGGCCAGCTGGCGCTAACGGTGTAGGCAAATCGAATAAACCGTTTGTATCGGCTTCGATTTCCGGCAAATCGAGAATGCGGGCTATCAATGCATCAAAGGTGCGGGCCGGAAGCACGGATACGTGATAGAGATACCCACTTCGTGGATTGATGCCAGCCAGACGGCGGGGCCATTTGCCTGCCGTTGCCTTGCGTGACACGCCAGTTTTTGTATGTGGCAAGCCGGGAAGACGCAGCGCTGCCAGTTCTTCCGCGCTGTACCATTCCTGAATGTGCTTGCGATCTCGAACAACGCGCAAGAGAAGCGTTTCTAGATAATCAACGCGCCGGTTCAGATAGGCCCATTCATCGGCGTCAACATGGATTGTGAGGTTAAATTCGCCGGTCATGAGTAGCTCATATTAGCTGGTACTCTGATTATGATTTTTTTGCCGTCAAAGCGCCGGGCCACTTCTTCGATAAGTTCGCTATCTGTAGCCGTTAGAAGAGTATGAACGATAACATTTTGCCCCCGTGCAAATTTTTGGATCACACTAACGTGATATTCCCACGCTGTTCTACCAAGTCGGTAGCCTCCTCTTCCCAAGCGGCTCAGCTTCGGATTACCTTTCACACTTTCACGCTTCATGAAAATTTCAACGCCGCGAGTGCTATGCGGTAGGCCTGGGATTTTCATCGCAGCGATTTCGCGGGCAATGAACCATTCTTTATTGTAGTTCATGATTCTTACTCCAATAAAAGAAGGCGCGGTCATGCCGCGCCTGAACAACAGGATCAGCCATTGACGGCGGCTTTGTCGATTATCGGAATAAGGTCTGGTTCTTCCGGTACGAGTTGAGCAATAACACGCTCAACCGTTGCCTGTTTCATGTTGAGCGCTTGCGCAATTGGACCTGCCTTTACACCGTCTTTCAACTTCTCGGCGATTAGTGCTGCGTTGCTTTCAGTTGTAGCCTTCTGCGTATTATGATTGGCATAGTTTGAAACATCAGCGCCGGTCATCATTCTTATGATGCCAATTACTGTATCAATATCGACGCTGAAAGCTCTTGCTGCCTTTGTAGGGTCTTTTTGCTGAAATAAATTTACTCGCATTTCTTTAACGCCATCGTGGATGGTCTTTTGCAAAATATCTAAATCATCAATTTGTTGACGAAAAAGCCAATAAATACCATTGGCATCAGTTTGAAGCGCTCCTCCATCTGATTCAAGGCATATGTTCAACATATTGTTCAAAGCACGCAATGATGTAATAGTTTCATCTAATTCATCAAATACACCAAACAGAATGGATGAGTTGTCAGTAATATTTTCCATGTCGGTCTCCACGTATGCTTTCTAAGGCATAATTGCTTGCTCTACGCGATCATCGCGGCAGAGCCGGGAGTTAGAAACCGTACGTGGACGGCGGTGCGACCTTTAGGCTTTCGCCCTGGACATACGCCGCACCCTCCCGGCCGCACATATCTGCGAGCCGACGCCCGGAAATCCGGACATAAAAAAAGCGCCGTTCAGGCGCGGACAAATAACCGACTAAGGTTTTCATCTGATCCGGCCTTGGTGGCACTGACCACCACGTAAAGGGTTTCTACGCCCTAGGAATTTTCTAACGCTGATTTGCGGATATTGCAAGTGCTTTAACGAAAAAGGGTGACTGGTGGATTCTTTGAACACCAGCCGCCCTTCGTCTGTGACGACAGCCTGTCAAAAGCGTTGATCGACGGGAGTAGGGAAAACCGTTCGCTTTCGACAACATGAACATTGGTTGATTTGCCGTTCAAATTGACCGGACATGAGTTCCGGTCAATGCCATACGTCCTAAGGACGTATGTTCCGGTCAGTTCGCGGGAGACCAGTAAACTGACAGGACGTAATCATGAAACAGGTTGCTCAAGACAAAAAGCGCTTTCTATCCAATCCCGACACTGACAGCGCACTCATGATTGAGTTGTTGGGCGAGGAGCTTTTTGATCGTATCCGATCCGCATTCAGCGGAATGGAGCTTGCTATTCCTGCTTTACGCACCCTTTCGGCTGATCATATCCTTGTTAAGCGTCTGGGATGGGATGATGCTTGCATCTTCTGCGAAAATTTCAGCGGCGGCTTGATCTACATTCCCAAAAGGGAAAAGTCCTACCGGGAACGCGATCAGTTCATCATTAAAGCAATCAAGGCGGGCGTATCGCGTAACGAGATTGCGCAAGCTTTGGACATTACCACCCGACAGTTGCGCCGGATCGTGAGTTCGCTCAACCTTTCCGGCTGCACGGCGGAAGATTTTACAGAAGAACATGTTTCGGATGCTGGTCCTGCCGTTTCTAACGCGGGTCTAACGCACCATGGCGTAGTTGCTGGTGTCTTTCCTTATCCAATCCATGAAACCCGCGCCTACGGCGCTTAATTCTACTTTCTAAAAAAGGGAAAACCATGAATTCCTTGAATACCAGAACATCCCGTATGATCGATCCCATTCTCACCGGGGTTGCTCAAGGTTATCGCCATGCCCAGCGCGTGGGTCATGTGCTGTTTCCGGCCATTGATGTGTTGCAGCGTGGCGGCAAGGTGATCGAGTTTGGACGGGAAAGCTTTTTTGATTACAAGGCTCGTCGTGCACCGGGGGCTGATGCGAAAAGCATCCAATTTGGCTATGAAGGCAAGCCCTATGCGCTTTCACAGTTCACGCTGGATGCGCCCGTGCCGCGTGAACACATTCAGGAAGCGGAAACGGTGCCGGGGATTGACCTCGGACAGCGCGCTACAACGACCGTTATGGACAGTTTGACGCTTTCGCTGGAAATTGAACAGGCCGAGCTTGCGACAAAGGCCGATAATTACGGCGTGAATAACAAGCTGGTACTGACAGGTTCTAATTGCTGGGACGATCCGGCCAGTGATCCAGTGAAGGATATCGAAGACGCCAAGGACCAAGTGCGCACCACTTGCGGCGTCGAACCTAACCGCATGGTGCTGCAAAACAAAGGCTTTAAGGCGCTCAAGCATCATCCGAAGATTATGGAGCGTTTCAAATACACGTCTTCGGAATCAATCACGGCCAAGATGCTTGCTGGCCTTTTCGATCTGGATGAACTGGCGGTCGGCAAGGCAACCTATGTCGATGATGTTGCCAAGGATGCACCTTTCAAGGAGGCGTGGGGCAATTATGCAGTTCTGGCCTATGTGCCGGTGCAGGATGCAGCGCTTGAGCAGCCTTCATTCGGTTACACCTACACCATGAAAGGCCATCCGTTTGTTGAACAGCCGCGCTGGGAAGGCGGCAAGCGGTCATGGGTTTACGGCGTGACCTATGAACGTGCGCCGGTTCTGACAGGTATTGCTTCCGGCTTCCTGTTTCAGAACGTTGTGAGCGGGGTGTAAGAACATGGGAAAGTCTAACGGCACAGTTCGCATTGAAGTCTTCCGCCCCGGCACGTTTACGCCGATGCAGGGACAATCCATTACTTATACTGCCGCCGATCTCAAGGCGGCGGCAGATGTTTACGACAAGGAAACGGCCCCGGCTCCGGTCGTGGTCGGCCATCCTTCGACGGACGCTCCGGCCTATGCCTGGGCTACCGGATTTGAATATGACGCGGCAACGCAGCGGCTTTATGCCGATGTGGGCGACATCAATCCGGCCTTTGCCGAGGCGGTGCGCAAGGGCAGCTACAGGAAGGTTTCCATGTCCTTCCATCGCCCAGACAGTTCGGCCAATCCGGTGCCGGGGACGTGGTATCCGAAGCACATCGGCTTTCTTGGCGGTGCGGCTCCTGCCGTTACAGGCTTGCGCAATGTCCAGTTTGGCACGGATGCCGCTTTTGTCACGTTCACGGCTGATGTGACGTTTGCGCCCGACTTTGCGTTAGAAAACAAAGCGCCAGCACCAGCTTTTGGGGACCGTGAGGCGGCTTTCGCGGCAAAAGAAGCCGAATTTGCCGCCCGTGAAGCTGAATGGAAAAAGCGTGAGCGTGATTTTGCGAACAAGGAAAACTGCGATTTTGCCGAGAAGCTGATTGCCGAAGGTCGCTTGCTGCCCGCGCAAAAAGGCAGGGTTGTTTCCATTCTCAATACGGCGACAACCGGCGATGCCGTCAGCTTTGCCGAAGGCGAAAAGCCGGTTCCGATGGTGCAGGCGCTTCGCGATCTGCTTTCGCAGCAACCGAAAGTGGTTTCGTTCGGCGCATGCGACATGGGCCGCGATATTTTGGACACACCGCATCCGTCCATCAACGTTCCAGATGGCTACATGGTCGATCCACGACAGCAGGAGCTTTACAACCGCGTCCGTCAAATCCAGCAGGAAAAAAACTTCTCCTTTGAGGAAGCGCTTTCCTTCGCCACTGGCAAATAAGGGTTATCGCCATGAAATTCATGATGGTTTTTGAAGGTATCGACCGCGCTACCAAAGTCATGAATAAAGTCATGGCGGTAGAGAAAAAGACGTCTGCCGCCGTCAAAGCTGGTTCGCTTGCCACGGCAGGAGCGGCTAATGCTGCTGCTTCTGCCACACAGCGGCAAGCCGGGGCATTGTCAAAAATGCAGGCGGCAGCACAGAAGGCTTATGCATCGGTCAAAGCCGGGGCCAAGGCAGCGGGACAAGCCACTGTTGCCCTGCACCAAAAGACAGTGGCGCTTGCCAAGGCCGGGATCGGCAATATTGGTGAAGGCAGCGGCAAGGTTTTGCGCGGCGTCGGTCTGGCGGCGGGTGTTGCAACGGTCGCCTTTGGCGTTTCAGCGTTAGCGGCCAATCAGCTTGTAGGTTCGGCCTCAAAGTTTGAGAAATTCCAGACCATTCTTGAAACGACCGAAGGTTCCAGCGCCAAGGCTAAGACAGCCATGGGATGGGTGACGGATTTCGCCGTCAAAACACCTTATGAACTCGATCAGGTCATGGACAGTTTCGTCCAGTTACGCGCTCGCGGTCTTGATCCCACCAACGGCCTGCTTATGGCGCTTGGCGACACGTCTGCCGCGATGGGCGTTCCGCTGATGCAAGGCGTGGAGGCCATGGCCGACGCCGTTACCGGCGAAAACGAGCGCTTGAAAGCCTTCGGTATTACCGCTTCCAAATCGGGCGGCTTGATCAGCTACAACTATACGAACTCAGCCGGGAAAATGATGGAAGCCACGGTCAAGGCAACCGACCGTATCGGCATTCAGGCCAAGCTGATGGAAATATTCAATGAGAAGTACGGCGGCGCGATGGACAAGCTTTCCCGTACATGGGAGGGTATGATCTCCAACATTGCCGATATCTGGCTGAAATTCCAGCTTGCCATCATGAATGCAGGGCTTTTCGACTGGATGAAAGGCAAGCTGCAAATGGTGCTCAACACCATCAACCAGATGCAGGATAGCGGCCAGTTGGAGAAATGGGCGGCGCGTATCGGTGAAAGTATTCAGTTTGTCCTTGAGGGTGCATGGTCGTTCGCGACTGGCGTTTTTGAGGTGCTGCAAAAACTTGGTTCGTATCTTTCCACCGCCAAGGATTATGTCGGCTCATGGGAGCGCCTCGCGGCTATCCTTGGCGCGTTGGCGTTTGCGCCAGTCCTGATCTCGACGGCAGCGGGCATTGTTCAGATTGTCATGGGGCTTTCGATGTTGAGCGCGGCCTTGCTGGCTAACCCCATTGTGCTTGCAATAGCCGGTATCGTGGGCGGTGCCGTTCTGATCTATCGCAACTGGGATGGCATTACGGCGTTCTTCGGTAATATTTGGAACAGCATCAGCGCCGGTGCAACGGCTCTTTGGGACAAGCTTAAGGGTCTGCTCGGTTTTGATCCGCTGTCTGTCTTGAAAACGGCTTTCTCATGGACGCCTACTGGCCTTATCATCCAGAATTGGGACGGTATTTCCGGGGCGGCTTCGGCTGCGGTGCAGAAGGCGTTTCAGGCTGTTGATGGCGTATGGACCTCAATCAAGTCGGTTTTCGACTGGGTGCCGACTGAAACAATCAATGCCGCATGGGCTGGAATATCCGACACCATTGGCGGCTTGATTGACGGCGCGACCTCCCGCGTTGCTAACGCATGGAACAAGGTGAAATCGGTCTTCACTTTCGGCGGCGGCGAAACGGAAGCCAAGGTGAATGTAACCGATCCGGCCACCATACTGGCGGCAACGGAAGCAACCTCGCGCCTGAATGCGGATATGCAGGCGGTTGCGGCAATTGATACAGGGCCAGCTATGTCACGGCTGGCATCGTTAGAAACCGCAGCGCAACAGACCGCAAACGTGGCTATGTCATCTATCCGGCAGGCGCAAGCATTCCTGAATAATGTCAGTTTCTACAATCAGGGTGTGGCGCTTATGGACACAATGGCGGCGGGCATTCGAGCGCGAGCGGCAGTCGTGACGGCGGAAATCCAGAAGATGGCGCAAGCGGTGCGCGATCACTTGCCATCGTCACCGGCGAAGGTCGGCCCGCTTTCCGATATTCACAAGCTGAAATTCGCGGAAACCATCGCGTCATCGATCCGGCCCGCTCCAATGGTCAAGGCCATGCGCGGCGCGGCGGCTGCAACAATGGCGGCAGCGGCCATGTCCGTTCCCGCCACGGCTTCACCATCAATTGCGCCTGCAAGCGTTGCGCAGCATTCCAGCGAAACGGCAAGGGCATCGGTTGCGCGTTCGGCTGCATCGGCTTCCATCAATGCCAATGCGGGCAGCGGCATCACTGTGCACCTATCGCAAAAAGTGGAAGTCAGCGGCGGGGCTGACGCACAGAACGTCAAGCGTGAGGTCGAACGCGCATTGAAAGAATCGGGCCGTACGATTTACAAGGTCGTTCAGGAAGAGCAGCGCAAGAATGACAGGCGAAAGCCGTAG